CATCTATTCACAAAAGATTATTATGAGGATGGTATTAGAAAACATATCTCTGGTTATGAAGAGTATAAGTGGATGCCTACTCGTTCCATACCAGAAGCATTAGATATCCTAGACAAGTTTGACTTTAAGACTTGTGTTGATTATGGATGTGCTAAAGGATTTTTAGTCCATGCACTACGCATTCTAGGATGTGATGCTTATGGTGAGGACATTAGTGAGTATGCAATAGAGAATTGTCATCCTGCAGTAAAGAAATATGTATCTGCTCCTAATAATAAGGTGTATGATCTTTTAATTTGTAAGGATGTGCTAGAACACATTGATGAGATATCTATTCCAGATGTACTTGATAAATTCTTAAGAAAATCTAATCAATTCTTCTTCACAATACCACTAGGAGATAATGATCGCTTTAGAATTCGAGAGTATGAGGTAGATGTTACTCATGTGACTAAGAAAGATGAAGAATGGTGGATTAATATGTTTGAGAAAAATGGATTTAAGTTAAAGGAGTTTAGATATACTTTAGGATCCATCAAAGAAAAATGGATACCTGATAATCCTTATGGTAATGGTTTCTTTATTTTGGAGTCGGTGAATGACAATACGAGACAAAAATAAATCTGCTCACAAACTGAGAGGTTTCGGTCCTATCTATTGTATTAATCTTGATGGTCAACCAGAAAGATGGGAATACATGAAGGAGCAGTTTGACTACTGGGAAATTAAAAACTATGAACGTATCTCTGCATATGATGGTAGAGATGATGATCTCAGTGGAATTATTAAAGGATTATATCCTACTAATATAACACCTGGTGAGATTGGTTGCACTACCTCCCATCTAAAGGCAATGAAACATTACTTAGATACAAGTGATGCTCCTTATGCAATCATGATGGAAGATGATTGTGATCTAGATGTAGTAAGGTTTTGGAATTTTAATTGGATAGATGTGTATGCATACTTCCCTTATGATTGGGATGTAATACAACTAGCAATTATATGCACAGGAGATATTCATGTTAAACTTCATAAGAGATTCGTAAATGATTTTTCTACTGCTTGTTATGTGATTTCTAGACATCATGCAGAGAAGTTAGTAAGGTTACATTGTAGAGGAGGATATACTGGAGAGCAAAAGTATAAGATTGATCAAGGTGTTAAACCAAGACCAGTAGCAGATGATTTAGTATATAATTCAGGTAATACATTCTCAATTCCTTTGTTGATGTATAAGATTGAACTGGGATCTAGTATTCATCCAGAACATATTGGTGTATGGCATAACGGAAGTCATAAAGCACTATGGCAATACTGGCAACAGATGGGATCTAGTATTAATATTGCAGACCATATGAATTATGATCCATATCTAGGAAGAGTAACAGAAGCTTCTGGTCCACCACCTGAACCAGAGACATATCCTGAAGAAGAGAAGGTGTGACAACCACATAAGTGTCTGTCATATGTTGACACTCTTTTAATAATCTGATATTATAAATAATAACAACTGGCACATGTGCCAGTTCAGTAAAGGACTCGAAAGAATCGTAACCCTTTGCGAATGTAAACAGTATCCCATGTCGGGGATACTATCATCCGCAGGGGTTTTTTAATTCCCTATGCGAGATACTAATAAACAAACATGTCTATCAAATCAACAATCGCTGCAGTAGCAGCATCTCCATTCCTTCTCGCAGGTGCAGCTTTTGCTGGTCCTTACGTGAATGTTGAGAGCAACCTATCATATCCTGATGGCGATTACAGCTCTGCAACAACTGAAGTTCATATCGGTTACGAAGGTGGCGAAGGTAATGTAGCATATTATGTCCAAGGTGGTCCTTCATTGAACCATGCTGACAGCACAGACGATACTGAAACAGAATTCTCTGGTAAGGTTGGTCTTTCAGTAGCAGCAACTGATGCTCTTGGAGTATACGGTGAGCTTTCTGGTGCTTCTAATGGTGAAGATTCAGACGGTGACAACATCGTTGACTGGGGTGCTAAAATTGGTGCTAAGTTCACATTCTGATTCTAAATAAGATTGAGACATCGTTCGTGCGGTCTCTACAATCGGAACTTACAAGACCTCTGCTTTGCAGGGGTCTTTTTTTATACTATAATACCAACATGAAAAAAACAGAAGACTTATTAATGCATCCACTTTGGTTTGGTCCAATGTTGTTGATGTTTATGGTAGTGCTAATACAAACTCTTCATACTCTTACTCATTGGAGGATGGAGATGGATGCTGACGCATATTGCAGAAACAATGCTGAATGGGTGAATGGCAACGATAATGATGATGATTATTAAAGAAGTGCGGTAGACCGAATAGGTAAGTAGTATGTAACATAAGTGCTCATTATGTTACAAATTAGATGTATTTAAGTCTGTTCGGAGATCCGAATGTAAAGAAACTTTACAAGATTTAATCTTTGCTATATAATATTGTTACGTTTCTTAATAAACGAATGACAAGTTCAACATCCAAGATGGATCGTTACACAACTACTGAATATGGTAAGCAGAACATGTTTGCTTCTGAACCACAAATGCAGTACGTTGAGAACTACCAAGGATATTGGCCACATGCAGAACAACTCAATGGTCGCCTAGCGATGATTGGATTCTTTGCAGCAGTCCATAACTACATCCTTACTGGGTATATAATACCTGGTATCTGGTAACCTATCAAGGTCTTTACACCGCCTCAACTATAGTGGAGGCTACTTTTAACCCTCAATCCAAAAAGGAGAAAATCAATGACACCCGAAGCAGAAAAGTTTAATGGCTGGATGGCCATGATTGGCATCACAGCAGCACTCGGTGCTTATGCAACAACAGGTCAAATTATCCCAGGTATATTCTAATGAGTAACGTAGCAATTTGGCAGAGAGCCAACGGTAGGTTTGCAATGGTTGCTTTTTGGGCAATCGTAAGTGCATATACCCATTTCAAATACTTTACATAACTAAATAATTACTCGTATTTATTACCAAATCCAAACATATGGGCGACTTATCAGCCGCAACAGATACCATTACACCACTAGTAGCAGTCCTCTGGGTTTTCTATCCCATGGCTGCTTTAGTATTGGTCGAACTTATTCTTCGTGCTATCAATGATGATGACGATGACCAAGATGGTGGAAAAGGTGCTAGAGTAGGACAACCTCTTTATGCACCCTCTGGAGCTTAATGGATTTTTCTCACCCATATTGGAGATTTGCTGAACGATGGAATGGTCGTTTAGCTATGGTCGGTGTGATAGGTGTCACTATACTCTTGACAACAAGGTAGAAATACCTATATAATAAAGAGAGTATAATTACCTAGTCACATGCAACAATTAATTTTCGTCGGGGTTCTTGCCCTCGTAGCATATACAAATGTCGGATCTTTCGTTCTTCAATAATATATTAATTAATACTCCAGCAGGTGCTCATGGTCTGTTGGAGTTTGGATTTTTTATAGCTGTAGGATTGACAGCAGGATCCTTGGGGTTAATATAAAATGGAAGATATACTTCGTAATACGGTATTAATATTAGGTCAAGTTGTGTTTGTTTATGCATTATTTTTAATGATGATTTCCAAATTAGATTCTTGACAAGATATAAATTTATTATATAATAAGAATACATACTTCAGAACAATGCCTAACAACGTCACTTACGATCAGACTGATACCATAGTTAATGGCACTAGTAAGAATGAATTTGATGAACTAGGAAAAGAATTAACAGAAGAAAGATTTAAATTAAGGCAGGATTCTTTAAGGTTATTGATGGCAAACTTTGGTGATACATCTCCTGCAACAGCAATCTATGAATGTGCTCATGAGTGGTGCGAGAAACAATATACTACTAATGGACTTGCAAATTACTTTAAAGCATACTATACTAGTGAGAAATATAAATAAATTACTTATAAAAAAATAATGCAAAAAATAGTTAATGTATTTGCTGTTGCGTCTTTCGTTGTATCTGGTGCCGTTGTTGGTAGTGGGTTATACGTATACGTCAATCGTGCATCCATCATTGATGGAGTTAAATCTCAAGTTATGGAAGCAGTTACTGGATCTCTTGGAGGTCTTGGTGGAGTGGGTGGAGACGCACTTCCTCTAGGATCTAATGATCTTGTACCATCTACAGATGCACCACAAGCTGCTGCACCTGTTCCTTCTGGTGGACTTGGAGTTCCAAATTTCTAAATAGAATGAGTTACTCTCGTTCTTATGTCTGAAGAAATAAAGGAAGAAGTGGTAGTAGAAGAAAAGAAAGAAGAAAAGAAGAAAGGATTTTTTGGTAAAGCAAAGGATGCTCTTCTTCCAGATGCCGAGGAGCAAGCAGCAATCATCAGCACGGCTGTCAGAATTACTGTGCTCGGCTGGTCTGGGGCTATCTTGACTTTAAATTACGTTTCCATACCAGGTATTCCTCAACAGAAAATTGATCCAACTTTTATAGCTTCAGTTTTTACAGGGGTTCTGGCCAGCTTCGGAATTCAAACCGCATCTAAGAAGAATGATGGAACAATGAAGATGGATAAGAATGGTAACGGTAATGGTAATGGAAATGGAAATTATGGAGGAAGTGGTGGAACAGTTCAGACAATTAGAATTGAACAGATGCCACTGAAGATTATTGCTGCACCTATTCCTCCAAGTCTTGATCCAAAGAAAGATAAGAAACCACCAACACCAACGGTATAGTCGTATGTGGAATTTTAATCCAAAAGAATCACTCCATAATCTTAAGGAGTGGGATAAGAAATGGGCTAAAAAATTTCAAGACAAGTTTAACTTGACTGATTATCAGATGCTCTGTATTACATTTGTTAAGGGGTTTGTTATTGGTGCTTTGATACTCTAACAGAGTCAGTAAGTCAACACATAATTAGGTATTTTTTACTACTTTATGCTATAAATATTGGTAGTATGGGATTGAAAGAATCATGCCCCTGACTAAGCAAAGACATTACACCGTAGGTTATCACGACTTACAACATCATCATCATGAGATATGTGAATATGCAATGGATGCATATGAAGCAATACAACACAGTAAAGAGGATGTCTCCTATTTAAAGGAGCATCCTCATTTTATTGATTACTGCACCAGTGAAGAGGTTAATAACATCTCTCGTTTTATGGCTGCAGGTATCCCAATGGGTCATTAATCATGACAACATTGATAATAAGAAATAAGCATGAAATTATGTGGTGGATGAGTAGGTTAACTATTATGGGAGTTTCCTTATCATTAGCAACATGGCTTGCTGCACAGGCATATATGTAATCTAAATAACATTGCCTTGTAAAAATCAAATGGCTACTATAACTCTTCAGACACCAGACGGTGCAACAGAAACCTATGAATGTGATGCAGAGACTACTATATTAGATGCCTTAGAGGAAGCAGGTTTAGATCATCCATCATCATGTAGAGCAGGTGCATGTTCATCATGTGCTATGAAAGTATTAGATGGTGAAGTTAATCAAGAGGAACAAACATTCTTGGATGATGATCAATTGGAAGAAGGATATGTTCTTACTTGTGTTGCTTATCCTGAATCCGATGTAACTCTTTTAACAGAGCAAGAGGAAAATCTTTTTTGAAAAAATTAACTAAAGATGAAATAGGATACAAAATTACTGATAAGATTCAGCAGATGTGGCTATTGAATCCTCATGACCATCATTTCTTGTATCAAAGGGATGATGGTTCTTTCTATGGGTTTACTCATATGAAAGGAGAAGATCCAGAGGAGTGGTTCTGGGAAGCACATGGTATACAACTAGAGTTGTTTCCAAAGGAACCACCTAAGTCTAAGAAACCAACACAAGAAGTACTTGACCGTGCTCCACATCATAATATCCTAGAAAAGTATTATGGTAAGGATTGGAAACCTATACCACAGGAAGGTTTGGAAGATCATTACTGATGGATACATATCATCAGTACCTTGTAAGGCAGCACACTTTAGCTACACATATGGAACACCCTAAAGGTTACACTAAAGAAGATATTAAAAGGATCTTGGGGTCTTCTTGGCCACAAATGCCTGAAGATCATGAGACTGGTAATGAAGAAAGGAAGAGAAAGGGTAGAGAGATGAGAGCAGGGTTGAGACCATATCCTACATACCCTCCAAAGAAAGTTGGTCCTCAATTTGATGAGAATGGAAAATATATTTACCCACC